AATTCATCCCATCCTGTTCCCGCTGCGTAGAACTCCCAAGGCTGTAATGAGGCATCAGATAAAAAATTCTCAGCAATAATAGTATCATATACGTTGTGATTCAACGATGTGGTATTCACATTACACAATGCTTTATCACCAATGTTTGCTGCCAAGTCCCCCATTGCTGAGTAGAAAGTAACAGAGTATATTTTTTCAATTTTATCTATGGTTACAGAATTCAATCTCACATACCCATTATATAATTCATATCCATCATACAATAAATCAGCTTCGAATTTCTTCTTTGGATTCCAATCTAATGCAACGGTATTGATATCAAAGAAATAATTAAAAATGTAGTTATTATTCTTTGACCCCGGCACTTTAAACTCTTTAGTAAAAGCACTATTTTTCTTTGTGATATCCTGTATCTCAGCAAACGATACCGACATGGTGATATTCTCACTATCGTATAACTCAATATACTCTTGTCTTCCGTTGACGTAAGCCCTAATTTGTAAACCTGCCATATATTATTTTTTTCTTCTATTATTAACCTTGTGTACGATATCTTTTAACGCTTCCGTAAGATAGTGTGAATTGGTATTGATATAATTTTTGGTAATTTCTGTTATAAACTATGAAGTCCTTATCCTCAATTACAACCGGTATTAAGTGTTGATATAATCTAATCTCATCCAAACAATCCTGACATTGTTCTGGGGGAATTGTTGTACCAGTAATAATATAAACTTCAGGAGACATGAATAATTCCTCTACTACTTGAACATCATTTTGAGTCATATACCAAGAAGTACATTTGGTTTTGTAATCTGCAATCTGTTCATATACATTTTGACCTCTCTCTGATGCACCTCTACTATACGCTGTTTTATTTAAACTTGATTCTTGTTGATATTTCTTTCTATCCACGTTAATCGTTTTTTGTGATTTACCTCCAAAGGTATATGTGTCCCACATTCCTCTTTCATTTAAGAATAAAAGGTGAATTGGGGTATTGATACAACTTCTGTCTTGCATATAGAATTCCAATACTTCAGTTGTTCTACCATCAAATTCTTGATTACACCAATTATTAACCATATAGAAACAGACCTTTTCAGAGTTAGTTGGAATGGCATTGATAGTTTGTCCTTCGGTTATATTGAAAGGTAAGTAAAATACCCCCATTTTAAAGATATCAGATGGGGTATAAATCGTTGAGTCATTAGCAATACTTCCACTATAAGTGTAATCGTCAGAAGTACTCAATGCACCCCTCACAATTAGAGCTTGACTTGTATTTGTGAAATAGTCATTTTGACCATCCAAGAATGAAATGATAATTGGACAATCAGGGTGGTGCATTCTACGACGAACTTTCTGTGATACAAAATTACCTTGAGAGATGGTTTCATATTCTCTACCAGCAGCATTCAATAACTCTCTTGGACCACACACACTATCTTGACCATTAACATATACGTGTCTAAACAAATCATAATACAACCAAGATAGATTTGGAACTTGGAAGAAGTTAGATGACCCCGTATAACCACTACCCAATGTCGCTGCTGCCAAATATGGTTCAGGAATTAAGGTATTGTCCACACCAGGAAATATTGTGATTGGGGAAGTTTGATAACTACCTTCTCTATCCATATCTTCAACGGTAAGATTATTTGAAGTATACTCACATCCAACAATAATTCTATATTGTTCCACATGCCATAAAACTTGTAAATCAGGGTTTTCAGACGTTCCTGATAAATTATACGCATTATAAGTTCTCGTTTGTTGAGAATCTGATAATGTTATAATACTATTCTCCGGTGCCACAAAGTTATACACATTTGGAGCTACCAATGATGTTGGATAAGTACTACCACTAAATCTTGGGTTCGCCTTCAATAGAGTTCTAACAATTTCCTCCACTTCAATTATCGCTTTACCATAGGTGTTTGGTCTAACTTTTAATCTAGCCACCAAATTAGTTGGGGTAGCTGCTGACCATACAACATCTGATGGTCTAAAATATACCTCAATTATAAATTTAAAATCAGGTAAGGTTGACCCTGTACTTGATAAGGTATAAATGTGTTCACCATTACTTGGGGTAATCGTTAAAGGTGATTGTTCTACGTTTATTATTATACTCATTTTTACTTAATTTTTATTATGTTTTCTTCAACCACTTTTTCAAAGAAATTATTTATGTCTATTCCTAATGCTTTAACTGATTCACTCTCAAATTTCTTCTCAAAATTTTTGAAAGCATTATCGTAAAAATAGGTTGGGGCTATACCGAATTTGTTTATACTTTTACTGATTGCAAATGCCACCCCTTTAATACTAAATTTTTCAAACTTACCTGTTGTTTTATTCTTGTTAAATCCTTTCGTTCTAATCCATTGCATCAATGGTTTAATTGGGACATATTTACCCGGTCTCCTTCCATCATTTACAGCTCTCCAATAGTCAGCCATACTAACGATAATTTCGTCCGTTGTTTCGTCAAATTTAACTTGGATACTATTATATAAGAATCCCGTTTTAATCTTCATATTACGTACCCCAAATGGTTGTTTTGATTTGGTATAACCAGGAGCGAATGGATAAGGAGCTGCCAAAGACACTTTTAAAGCAGCTTGAAACTCTTTAGCCAAATCGTTCATCACGACATCATATTGAGGAGTAGGTACTTGTTGTGCCATTAACAGCTAGGTAAATTAGATAATAAAGTTATATTGGTTATCACCCCATTTACAATAGTCATAACTGCTGGATTATAATTAACCAATGGTGTTGGAAGAGATGATTGTGTTCCCGATACGGTATTGATTGTAAATCTACCTGATAAAGTAATTGGTTCATTTAAATAATCATATAATGGTGTACCCACTACAATGTAATCCTCTGAACTATAATTGAACTGAACACCTACCCACGGCCCAACACTAACTTCCCAATCACATTTAACTTGAGCTGAAGTTGAATCACCACTCCAAAACATTAAACTATCTCCTGTTCCACCTTGAAATGAATTGTAAGTTGGGTTATCATCTGTACATGGGGGAAACTCATCAAATGCCGCAATACATCTGTCAATAGCATCCGGTATTCTTAAACTAATCTTACCTGACCAACCTGACACATAGTCATCAAACGATTCACTAAATGGAGTCATCTCAATTGGGTAATCAACATCCCAATTACAATAACACTCATCAAGTGAGTATCTCATTTGTGAAATGATATCTTTTAGGATATCCAATGTATCACTCCAAATATCTGTTTCTGTCTCCCAATTTTTAACATTTAAAATATCCATAATAAGGATATCAAAATCATAAGTAGTTTGTCTACCATCAGTTTTTGCACCTTGTGGTATAACATACATTAGGGGATAGAATGGAGCCAAGTTAGCATCGGTGTTATCCTCTTTTAATCTTTCTTCTGTAAGGTAAATCAATTGGTGGATATCACCAACCCCAAACCCTTGTAATTGCATGTGATAGGTCTGCATTTTTTTTAGCAAATCTATTATTTTTTTAAAGTTATAATAACCAACTGCGTTTGGCATAATATTTCATTTTAATTTTTATTTCTCATTCTTTGTTTCTGTTGCTCCCTTTCTTTTAACTGATTTAAATCTGTCTTAAGTGATAAAAAGTTTAAAACGAATATAAGGGGGTATTCTGTTATTTCCGAAATTTTCGTGATATCTTGGTTCGCCAACGAGACCATCGTACCAAACCAGCCCCAATGCTTGTTAAAGCTATCACTTTCACGAGAATCCAAATCACCATCATCCTCATCTTGAATCTGTTCGCGAAAGATATTTGAATATTTCCCTGTGATATTTTTTCTATACGCAAAAAAAAACTACTAGCCCCGTTTAGGTATTTGACTGGTAACTTCTTAAAGAGTTCGGCTCGTATGGGTAATTTGTTCCCATCATATTTTTCAAGTTCTCCATTCTCATCTACTTCACGATATAACATAGCTGCTAATATATTCATCTCTCGTCTTCTTTCAACTTCAGTTTTACTTAAATAACTATCAATGTCCACAAACTCACCAAATGATAATTGGGGTAAATTTATGAATCTGTATTTTTTATCGTTAAACTCAAACTCTCTATGAAATTCCTTACCTTGATGTAAGAGATAATTTGATAGGTTTTGAGAAGCTAACATTACATTGTGCCAATCAGCCTGTTTTATTTGTTCCATTGATAATCCGGTAATCTCCGAAATTAGTAATGTTGAGAACTCTGTCTCTTCAGTCCAATCTTTCATTGAGGCTAACTTTACCCACGATTCAATTGTAGGTTCTTTAATCTCATATTTTACTCCGTCATAAATTATATATTGTTTTTCCATTCTATATTAAAATATCGTTTTTAATTTTTTTGTATATGTTATCTAATTACATAAGTTCCATAGGTTGCCTTTTTCTTGAATGAGTGATGTGCTAATCCCAATGAGATAACACAGTCATCATGGAATCCATTTGGTGCCCCATATTTAATCTTTCTTGTCTTTGGGGAGTATTCATATGTAAACGCTCCTAACTCTTTATATAGGTCTTCATTTATCGTTGGTGTGGGTAGTTTTAATTTCCCCTCGTTTAACGACATAATCAAATCTTCAACCATGTTCTGTTTGGATTCATTACTGGTTACAAATGGTTGGATACTAGGGTATTGTTTTTTTAGATTCTCAAATAAGACATCACCAATACTATTAACCTCAGCATAACATACTGGTTTCCATTTTTTTAATTTAACCAATATTTCTGACAAAATGACATCCCATGATTTTTGTCTTTCTCTGTAATGGTCCACCATCTCACCTTTACCATTTAGAATTGTTAATACCGTGTAGTCATTCTGACGACCAAAATCCAATCCTGCATAATAACGTTCACCTGTAGTTAAGGGTGGGTATGATGTCAATACACAACTCTCTTTTAAGTTTCCAAATACTTCTCCACCATCATCAATAAACTCGGCTAATATCTCTTGTCTATAGATTGATTCCGGAAGTGATAGTTTTGCCTCAATCAATTCTTCTTCTGAAATAAATGGTGTGTCAAATGAACTTGCTTGAAATGTACTATATTGCGGGTAATCAGAATTACTCCCCCTCATTGCAATTTCATAAAACCAATTCCTTCCTTTGGGGGTTGAAATGAATAATACCTTTTTACCTTTAACTAATACAGTAGGTCTTAATACTGTCTTCCATACATTATCTTTGATGTAAGCAGCTTCATCTATGATGAGGTAATCTAATGTATACCCACGAAGTGTATCCTCTCGTTCTCCTGACCTAAAATATAGGGTTGACCCATTTATGAATCTGATATTTAATTCACTCTTATTTATGGATTTTGTTAAACCGGTTTCTGCAATGATATCACTCATTTCTGCAAATACCTTTTTAGCTTGAGAATAAACAGGGGATACAAACATCAAAATAGACCCATTATTTTCAAGAGCCCATTTAAGTAGGATGTTGATTGCCAAGAATGTTTTACCAAACTGACGACCAGTACATCCTACTATGTATTTGAAGGAATCATCAAAACAGATGTCTATTAGTTCCTTTTGTTTTTTATGGGGGGTAAATCCCTGTACTTCTATTTCTTTAATCATTTATAAATATTGTAATATTATTAACTAATAATGCCCCAAGAGCATAACCTAAAGCTAAAGCAAAAGCCATTTTTATTCGTTCATTCCAAAATTTAGACTCCACCATATAACCTGCAAAAGGTAGAGCCAAAAACGGACCTATAAATGCAAAAAACATCATTCCTATTGTATTTGATTCTGACGTAAACCGAATATAAAATGTTGAACAAATCTCTATAATTAGAGCACTTAAAAAAATTATTCTATATTTCATTCATTTATTCTCTTATCACCGAACTCGGCATATTTCTCGTTTAGTTCCATTCCAATAAACTCTCTATTCCCAATCTCATTACAAGCTAAACCTGTGGTCATAATTCCACCGAAAGGGTCAAGTATTGTATCACCTTCATCTGTTAAGAATTTAATGTAATGTGCTGGTAGGTCTTTGTAGAATGGGGCAGGATGTTTAATCGTATTGTCTCTAGCGTGTCCTGCTGTGTGGAACCTAACCACATTATCAGGTCTAATTCCATTACTAATCATAGAACCATAATCTATTGTTTTGTTCTTCACTCTTTCCCCATCAATTACATCTCCGTGATTTTTAACAGACCAGTCATATTTCGCTCTATCACTGGTGGCCTTGGATGGTTCTTTCATTACCCTATCCATATAAAACTTTAATTTCTTTTGGTCTTTGACAAAGTGGAATATAAACTCTGTATTGTTTCTAAACCTCTTTGGTGAACCATTTGGTATTCCATTCATCTTATGCCAAATATAGGTGTCATAAAACCTCATCTTGGTTTCCTTTTGTGAACGATAGATTAACTCATAGACAAATGGGTTTCTCAATCCATTCTTACAATTGTCGTTTATATTCAGGATGAAATTACCACTTGGTTTTAATACTCTATGTATCTCGTTGAATAGGGGTAATAACCAATCACAATACTCATTTGGTTTTTGGATGGATATGTTCTTACCATAATTCACTATGTCTGCATAAGGTGGGGATGTAATGACTAAATCCACCGAATTATCCGGTAGGTCTTTTATTAGTTCAAAACAATCCCCAATTAATACTTTATTCATTCTCATCTCTTTCTACGTAATCTCTAACCACCTTACCCAATATCATATCGTTTGGGACTTTCTTAACCATCTTTACAATGTTATTATAGTGTCCATTAAAAA